GGCCTCGTGTATAGCAGAAGGAACTCTTTTGTCTCCCGCAATATAAGAAACAATTACAGAATTATTAGTATGATATGGGAAATCCTTCAAGAAGAATAATCTGCCCTCATTTCCTATTTTCCAAAAACTACCAATTCTTTTCATGTTTTGCTTATCTGTAAATGGAACAACTTCACATACATTTGGAATAGTATCTGTCGTAGTAAATGTAAGAGTATTAGTTCCACTACCTGTTGCAGTTCCACTTAGTTCAACTGTAGTAGAATCTGTTATAGATGCAATAGTAATACTTCCACTAATTCCTGTTCCTGTAACAGTCATACCAACTGCTAATTTAGAAGAATCCGCTACAGTTAATGTTGCATCTCCAGACGCAGTAGTGCAGGATTGTTGGGTAGATACTTTTAATGTGCAATCAGAACCATCTTCACCCATCAACAAACTGGAGATATTTATTTTTCTCCCATTATCTAAATCACTAGCGGCATAGAAGAAATCAGATACATTGAAATTAGTTGCACCATCTTCGGTAAGACTCTTTTTATTATCTGCTCCTGTAAATGTTGCTGTGTTAGAGGGAAATTGTTCATTAGTTAAAGAAATTATTTCTTTTGCAGTGGTTTTAGAACCAAATCTATTATTAAATTTAGAATCTACTAATGAAGTTCCTACATTAGTGCTAGACTCCATGGTGAATTGAGTTCCATCGGGCAAAACTAAAATAATGCTATGAATGTCTCCATAATTATTTTCATCTATTGTGATACTTGATTGAGCAGAAGCAAGTTCTTTGTAAGAATTACCTTGCCAAACTTGTAGGCTGACAATTTTTCTAACTTTCATATGTTGTAGTTGAACAAATCCTACATATCCCCCATAGTAAGAATCTGCGGGGTGTCTACCAAAATGGAAATCGTGAAACTCTGTTTCATGTCGAATCGGCCTAAAAGACCGCTTAATTTTATCATCAATAATACCTTCAACTCTTTTTATTATCGAGCCGACTTGTGCATTAGTAGGATTAGTAGAGCCGCTAAAAGCAGGAATTTGTAATAAATCAGAGATTGCAGTAATGTCAGTATAGAATCCTTTTCCTGTAGAATAATCTGGGTTTATTGAAGTGTAGTCACTAGGGGAAAATACGGTTGGCATTAATCATCTACCCCCAGTAACTCAATAGCATTTTCAATATCATCCTCTAAAACAACATAGTTTTCTTCTAAATCCTGTAGAGCATCATCCATCTTCCTGTTCATTCTATATGATTCTATATTCTTTCTTTTTTCTTTTGAACCACTATCTAATTCTTTCATATCTTTATCGAATTTTATTTTTTGTTTAACTATTGTTTTGTGAACTGCTTTAAGTCTAGGGGAATCTTCGTAATCTAATTCTCTTTCTAGCCTTTCTTTTTTTACTTCATCTGCAAATAATAAATCTAACGCACTATCTAAATCATCTTCCATTTTTGGGTCACCGATATCTTCTTCAAAACCTTCTATTTTTATAGCGGGGTCTTGACTTGTCAACCACTCTTTAAAATTATCTTTATCGTCTACACTTCCTCTTATGGTGAATTTTTTAGGAGAACCAAATGGTCTGATTTCGTATCTACCCATTTGTGTTTCAAGTATAGTCATCTCTGCTGATATTTCCGTATCAGTTTCTAGTACTTCTTCTAAAACTATTTCATATTTAGCATACAATGAAGGGTTTATAACACCAGCAATTTTTCTAAGAAGTTGTTCACGAAATTTCTCTTTACTAAAAGTTTCTTTTTCCCTTTTCTGTTCTGTCTGTTCTTCTCTATCCTCTACATACTGAATATTATCGTAGTATTTAGTTAAGTTTTTCTCTAATAGTTTTTGTAAATCTTTAATTTTATAGATGGCATTAGAGTCCCTTTCTGTTTGTTCTTTTAAATCCTCTAACATATCCCTTTCGCTTTTTATTTCATTTTTTGATGAAAAAGAAACTAAAATTAAATCTTGGTAATCTAAATCCGGAATCCTACCGACTTGAGAAGTAGGGCGTAAAGAATAATCTGATATAACTATTTCAGAAGGAGACCAAATTTGTCTGCCATCTTTGTCTGTTAAAGGTTCTCCCGTTTCTGGGTCTTTTTCTTCTACATATGAAAATATAGAAAACCCAACCAATTGATTTCTTTTAAAATCATCTTCTATTACATCTTCAAGAGTATATTCTTTGTATTTTTTATATGCACTTGTTTTCTTTATTGCTGCTATGGCATCTCTACCTAAATCACCTTGCATATTTAATAATTCAAAAATATTTTTTTCTTTTATTTTTTGCATTTCTTCTAAGCCTTCTGTAGTAAAAATATCTATATCAAAATCTAAATCGGGATATGTGCTAGATTCATTTACTATGGAATCTATTTTTATTTCTTTTCCAGTTATAACCGAATTTAATAGTTCTTCCCTATATTTATTAGGCCATTCTTTAATTTGACCACCATCTACTACTTTTGTGGGCATTTTAACCGCCTCACATTAACCATTTAGCCCAAGCCGCACCTTTTTGAATAGCACTACCTAATCCTAGCCCACTTTTAGGAGGTTCATACAAAGTTTGCCCTGTCTGTGGGTCTATCCAGTATGGCCTACCATAAGCATCAGTTCCATTTGGAGGAACAGGATAGCCAGTACCATTATTCATAGCCCCCTGCATTTGTTGATACTGTTGTGCATTTCCTGTAACTCCTGCTAATGCCGCACCTGCTGAAATTTGTTGTGGCATTCCCCCACCAAATCCTTGTGACTCCAAGTATTGTTGTTTTGCCATCTTTCTTTGGTTTATTACTTCTGCATCTATGGCAGAATTTAACAAATTGATAATATCTAATTGAATATTTTCTTGAGTAATTCTTTCGTATTCTCTTAGAGAATCTGGATGAACTTTAATACTTTTAGTGGTATCATCTTGAATTAATTGTAGTTTTACTAGCATTTGGCTAACTACTCTTTCTACTACATCTTCTATTAGTTTTTCAAAAGTTACTAAAAATTTCTCTCCATGATATTGAAAGAATTCTTCTACATGATTATCTTGTAAAGATAATAAATTATTCATACTCTTGAACTGTTGGTCGCCTTGTGCTTGAACCGCAGTTAATACTGTGCCGTTACTTGTTCCAAACATTTTACTCTTCTCCTTCTACTTTTACACCCTGTTTTACCATTAAATGATTTAGCCTATCAGTTAAAATATTTATTTCTCCTACTATTTCGATTGCTTCATTAGTAGCCGACTTGTTGTCTGCTAAGGTAGGCGGTTTAATAAGCCATCCGGCTGAAACCAAACTAGCCACATCTTCTTTGGTTAGTGTTTTAATTGGGCTGGCCTTTGTTAATCTAGGAATTTTTGGGATAAATGCCTTAAATTCTAAACCGTGTTGTTCTGCGAGAATCTGCTGTTGAAGCATTTCCATTTGTCTATGAATACCTGCATGTTTAGGACAATAAGTTCCCCTCATTGGCCTACCTTTAGTAACATGAGTTAGTGGAATTGGTGGCCTCATATAGTCGCCACTTTCCCAAACATGATGAGAACCACACACTACGCAACGGTCTTTTAGATTAAATTTATGTCCGTATTTTATTTTTAAGAAAGATTTTTTTTCTGGAGTTAGCACCTTACTCAATTCTTTCAATTGTTTTTTTGGTTTAATATTAATACACTTATATTCTTCAACGGGTCCACTTGCTCTCGCTCTTTGTAATGGCGGCAAAAATGCTGATGGTGCAGTTGTATTCATTTGTTGTCCTATTAAATTTGGTTGTTGAAACATTTATTTCACCTTAATATTCTTCATCTAATTCAAACTCGCCTCTAAACTTTCTTCTTGTGCCTTCCCCTGTATTAGATTGGCGAGTATCGGGAGTATAATTATTTGATGGTTTACCTTCGGAATTCATTTTAATAACATAATAAAGAGAAGGAGAAGTAAGACTTTGAAATATTTCATTATCCATCTTTACTACTTTACCTTCTTTAGCACTACCTACTACTGTATATCCTACTTGTTTTGCCATTCCTTTGATATAATCAAAGGCTTCATCTCTAGTCTTAAAGTCAGCGTTTTCCGGCAAATATCCATCATTAGTTTCGGCTTTTTTTAGATAGACTAAAAAGCCATTTTCTTTTAAAATCATCTTCCACATAGTAATCAATAATCCTTTATCATTGTTGTAACTCCCCTGTAAACCATTTCCGGTTGTGATTTAGCCGACACAATATACTTGAAAGTAGGAATCCCTCTATCATTTAACCGTTGCATCCCATATTTAAAAGGCTCGAAGATGGGGTGGTCTTGTATTTCCCCTTTGTGGGGGTGTTTTTTATTCCAAATGTCAAATTTGTTCGCCCAAACGCCTATGGCTAAAGGATACTCGTTGTCCTTCTTCTTTTTTCCATTAGGCCATCTAGTAGAACAAATCGAGTCAACTAAAAATTTCCAAGCCAGTTGGTGTTCTAAATTTGCGCCACTATCTAAATGTCTATGGTCTATCATGAAAATAATATAATTTACCTTTCTTCTTTTCATGTCTTTAATCCATTCTTTCCAATAAAAAGATTCACCACCAACATCTGCTGTTTTTACAGTGTGGGTTTCTCCCTCTAACTTGATTGTTTTTCTAGTTCCTTTATGTAAACCAACGGTTCTTTTTTTTATGTCGGGAACTTCACCCCTAGTTCTTAATTGATGGTGTAAGGTAGTTTTCCCTACCTTAGTTGCTCCGTAAACTCCAAAGTTTATAGCGTGAATTTTTTTATAAAAACCAATAGCAAATTCTGTAATAACAATAGCGAACCCTGCTAATACTGACACATCTAATCACCTAAATATGATTCCAAGCATCTTGTAAAGTTCCTAGAATCCACCCTAGGATATTAATATCAAATACTCCAAGTATATTTCCTATTAAGAAACCCGCTAAAGTAGCGCAACCTCCCCAAAAATAGGCTCTAAATTTTAGAAACCAAATATCAGCAGAGTGCGCTCTTTGTAGGTCATATGCCATAGCACTTTCATCGAATCCGGTAAAAACCAAATGGCTCACCTCACTGTTCGATAGCCGCTAAAAACTCGTTCCCTATTCCTTCTGTTTCAATTTGAGAAACAAATTGTGGTTGAGTATTATAAGCAGTATTATAATTCTTCATTGTTTCTCTAATTTTTTGTTTTTGTTCTTCTTCCTTTCTCTTTTGCGCCCAAAAGTGACTAACCCTTCTATCTAATAGATACATTTCTATCTTTTCATTTAGGGCTAAATCGAATATCGCCTTTAAAATCATTATAGAACCAACGGTAATTAATCCAAATAATGTGGCATGGGCTAAAGTTGTATATGGGAAATTAGTTCCGTAGTTAGCATAAAAGAAAACATTCGCTCCGCTAACTGTCCCTACAAATAGGATAGTCATAACTAATCTTGTATCGTGTGCTAGTGCTGGCATTTTATCACCTAATTAAATTCCACAGAAATTGCCTGTCTTGTTTCGGCATTAAGACTTCCACCAGCCGCAGTAGCGGTCACTTTCAAATAAAGCCCTTCTCTTGCTAAAACTCCATGCATGTCATATTCTATATTTACTGCTGATTGATTATGTTCGTCCATAATAATTCTAGCCAATTCTGTATTTCCTGTTAAGGTAGAATCTTTAGAATCGTAAACCTGTACTAATACACTATCCCCACCTGCGGCAAATCCAGCAAAGTGAATACTCTTCAATCTACACGGATGAGCCGCTATAACCTTACTACTAGTCAATACTCCACTAGACCTACAAGCATCCATTTCTCTGTCTCTCCTATAAACGGGTTATTCCTATGATACTTGAATATATCGCTTATTCAGCGACTTCTTCTGTATCGGTTGGGACAACAGTTTCTTTTACCTTTTTAGCCGCTTTCTTAGCAGTTTTCTTTGCTTTAGCAACTATCTTAGGTTTAGGTAAAAGGGTTTCAGCAACCGCTTTTCCAGTTGGAACTTCTTCTAAGTCTAAAATTGAAGTAGCCATTACCAATATTTTTTCACTTAGATTTTCTAGTTCTTCTCTATCTGATTCTTCAAATGTAATGAGAAGGTTGGGGTCTTGCATTTTCAGCAGACCTTTTAGAGCAGATATTTCACAAGAAACATTTCTTGTAATTTCTTCTCGCCCAATTCTCAACCTTCCCACTACAGAAGATTCACTAAGAATAATCTTAGCCAACTATTTCACCTCAAAGGTTTCCGTAAACTCTTACTCTAACTGCGCCAATGTCATCAGAATTTGAAGCAGAAGCATTAGTTCCATCAAAGTCAGTAGCGACTATTTGGAAAGCACTCGAAGATTCATATGCTCCAGCAGTAGATAATTCCACTGTAGCCAAAAATCCGGAGTTACCAATACCCTTTTCTTGTCCTGTAATTATTACGCAATTAATTGTAGAAAGTCCTAGAGAAGAGGCAGAAATTGACTCACCAGCCGCAGTGTGGCTAGTGATATCAATAACTGCATCTACAAAATACTCGTCACCAGAAACCCTAGGTCTAGTCTGTCCTTTATGGTCAGCCAACAATGTTACAGTATGTGCCAATCAAAACACCTCACTGAATGTTGGTAATCTTTCCTTGACCCTTAAAGAATGAACAGCCCATTTCTCCAATTGTTCGGTAAAGTGCTTGATTTCCTAGTCTGCCAACACCGAATGGGTTACCATTAGTAATACCGTCCTCGAAATATTGTGTTGGTTTCATAACTGCTAGCCATAGATGGTCTGTGTCAAGGAAAAGCAAATCACTTAGTTTTGTACTTGCTCCACCAGTAGTAGCCATATCTTTACAAGGAATTAGTGGGATATCGTAGTAAGTTGCTACTCTAAATCCGACTTCTGCTCCCTTTACTCCACGGACACCGTTTACAGTTGGAACAATTTCCTTTCTATCCATGAATCTTTCTTGGCTTTGTAGCAAATCTGCGATTGCTTGAATAGTGTCATATCCTGTTAGAATAACTTTTGGTGAACCGCCAGCAATTCTTAGGTTTCTAATCATGTTGTTCAATAGTGTTAGAGTTAGAGAACGAACATCGCCACTAGCGTATCCGCTTCCAAAGTCTACTTCTGCATCTAGGAAAGAAGCCGCACTGAATCTTTCGTCTCCGTAAATCTTACCCAAGTTGTTTGATGCGCTTGTAGTATCAGTAGCAATAACTCCACCGTCAATAGCCAAAAGTTCTGCACGACTTGTAATGATTTTGTTAAGAGAAGTATAGTTTCTCTCAATGTTAGATAGTGCGCTTGCTTCACCATAGTTTTCTAGTGGTGTTAGAAGCATCATGTTTTGTGCTTCTGCGTGAGCAATTCCCATATCTTCTCTCAATTGCGCTCTAATGTCACCAATTCCGTCATCGATTGCTGCCATTTCCATAGCCAATTCGCTGAAATCGAATTGATGTGCAACAGTTTTAGGACTCATAAATAGTTGAGCATATGTTGGAGCCATACTACCAAGTCCATCAGCCGCAGTTGATAGTCCAGCGTTTTCCGCTACTCCACCAATTTCATCAAATTGTGCGTCATCTGCACCAATTCCGCCACCGCTTCCGTCTCTTTGTAGTCCTTCTGCAAGTGTATTTCCAGAGCCACCGAAAGGTCTGCTCTTTAGAACTCTCCATCCGGAAGATGTATAAGGTCTCTTTGAAATCATAGATAGTGCGTTTACTTCTCTGTTTAACATAGACCAAACTTTTTGTCCGTAAAGAACATTGTATAGTCCAGTTGTAGTGCTAATTCCGGTTACACCGGATGCTGCTGTATCTGCAATATCGTGAGCAGTGTGCAAACCTTGTGTTACACCTGCCTGTTTTAGAATGTCGTTGCCGCCAAATGCGCCACCAATTCCGTATGTTTCTGCTTCTAAGTCTCTAATTGTGTTAATGTATCCTGCCATTTTTTATTCCCCCTCAATTTCCAGCAATCCTGTTTAAGTCTGCCCAAGACATATTTGCTACTTCATCCATGGATGGTAGTGCAACTGATTTTGGTTGCTGTGCTTTGAGAATAGTTTCTTTTTCTGTTGTAAATGATTTTCTTAGTTCTGCAAGTTCTTCCTTGATTGCGGAGACTTCGCTCTTTGCATCATAGTTTTGCTTTGAAATAATATCTTCTCTTTCAGAGACTTCTTTTGCGAATCTTGCTTCAAAAGATTTTGCTAGATTGTCGTATGCAATCTTTTCTAGTTGTTCTGACCTAAATTCTGCATATGCTTTCTCTATGTTATCTGGAGAAAGATTTAGTGAGGAGATTTCACTGTTGTTAAAGGACTTAACTACAGTTTGTGGTTGGTGTCGTGGCTTTCCATTGTCAATTACAATGCGGTCTGCTACATCACCGATTTCTACACCAGCACCATCTACAGTTGGTACATACGCTTTTGCTTCTCCATCCATGTATTCGCCACCCATAGTCTCTTTCATATCCATCATTTCTTCGTCTTCTTTATCCATGTTTCCACCGTACATTTTTTCTTCTTCTGGCTTCATCATTTCTTCGTCTTCTTTTCTCAAAGTATTGACTTCCTCTAATAGAGTGTCAAGTTCTTCAAGTGCTTTCTCTAATTTTTCGCTCATTTTTTCACCTTTTTCTTGTTTCAAAATATCAAACTTCGCTTCGGGATTGATTCCTTTTTCGCATATTGTAACTTCGTGTAACTCCAACTTACTGATTTCACTATATTCTCCTAGTTCATCATGTTGTTTTTTTACTTTCTGTAACGCTTGTCCTCCTATGCTAAACGACCTCAATGTTCCTTTGCGAATTCCTCTTCCAATTTCTTTTGCTTTTTCTATGTCATCTCTTAATTTTATTACTACAAAAAACCCAACATCATCTACTTCTGTTTTCCATAGTTTTCCATTTTTATCTCTGTAAGATTTTACTACTTCTCCTACTTGCACATTTGAGTGGTTTGTCATAACATTTCTATATCTGTCTCTTGACATAAATTTGTTTACTGCATCCTCCAACGCTTTTAGTGTGATTAAATCATTTTGCTTATCCACGATTTCTATGCTTGCATATCCTCCAATCATTAAATCGCTTTGGCTTTTGAGTATGTGGAAGTCCATTTCGCTTTTTGCTATAACAGCACTTTCCATTTTCCTCAACCTCCTCTTTCTTACATTTGGTATTTAAGACTTTATTCTTTTTCCGGATTTATTACTAATTTAGAATACTTATCTTTATTTATATCCCAAAGACCTTCATCCCCTTCTTTATCTGCTGGAGTTTGTTTGTAACCAGTCCAAGCCAACCACATTTCATTTCCATCTACAGGGACTACTCTAACATGTAATTTAGTTTCAAACTTATTACCTTTCAAAAAGTATTCGTGGTAGCCTTGTTTTTGAACACCTAATTCTATTTCCCCTTCATCTATTATTTTTCCATCTATAGCAGGAGTTGTAGAAACTTGAGCAGGGAACTTACCAGCCTTACCAAATAGATTGAATATATCATCATCACTATTAATATCAATAGTCCAAGAAATTGTAGTGTCTTTTAATTTGATTGCTAAATTTAAATCATCATCTTTTCTAGAATAGATTTTAAAGCCGCCACTTCTATATTCTGATGGCGTTTTATATTCTGCTTTCATCATTATCTTATCCTCGTCAGCGAAAAACTTGTTCGTTTTTGAATCAAAACTAATACCATCTCTAGCACTAAACCAATCTTTTATTTTATCCATCTTGCTTTCTAAAACAGTATCATATAATCTGCCATAGTCTTTTACCAAAAAATTATGCAACTCTTTCATGCTCAATGCACCATCTTGTAACTTTTGAAACACTGCTACTGTAAGTTCACTTTGTTTAGTTTTCATTATATTTTCTGCATCTGATTTCCAAGAATCTAAATTTAACATAGCATGTTTTGACATTAAATTATTTCTCTCGAATTCATATAATGTAAATCCATCCATAGATTTTAGAATCGCTTCTCCGTGAATATGGTCTGTAACTAGAATACCTTTTTCTAACGCCTTTGTTTTAAATTTAAGTGAAGGTTTTGTTTCTTTGGATAACATTTCTAAAGTTACTATTTTTTCGGGATGCTCTACTTCCGGTATTTCTATAGCAACTGCGTTGTAAATAGTAAATTTATCTTCTGAACCCTTTACCTCATCTACTTTAACTCGCAAGATTTCTCCAATATCTACATTTAATTTGGTATTATTTGCTTTACCAACATTCATGTATTTTCTACCATTTATTTCTTCACCTTCATCAACGGGTCCCGCACCTAATGTATAGGAATACATATTTGATTTGGTTTTCTTTTTATTTAGAACTATTAAATCCAAGTCAACAAACTTCTTCCATTTAATCCACTTTGGGTTTTTCTTAGTGCCGATGAAATATGTAGATTCTATATCTTTAATTACAACACCTTCCGCAGTTGGCATTTCCATAATTGCTTCACTATATTCTTTCATGTCTTTCATGTTATCAGCAATTCTAGTATCCTTTTTAGAAGGGAACGCTAATTTTTCATCACTGTGCATAGAATAATTTGTAAACAAAATGTCTATTCTATCCCTAAGTGGTTCTTGAGTCATATCCCTATCATCATGTCTCATAATATCAAAAACATGAACTCTTAATTGAGCATCTTTATATTTATTTTTGAATACATGTGCAATAGTATCTGCTCTATGTAGTGCTTCATCCCCATCAAATAAAATTAATTCTGCATCAAGAATACAGTCTCCAAAATGTTTTGCTTTCATTATTTCTACTTGAGCCTTACATTTATCTGTAATATCTTTTTCATTATACGAATAAATTTTAACATTATTGTCTATCTTATGTATTTGTATTCTCATGCCATCATATTTTTCTTGTATGACATATTCTCCAGTGAAGCCTTGTAGGTCTTCTATGTCCTCTAATTCAAATATTCTATACATTGGCTTGTTTGGAACGATGAAATCTATTGCCGCTTTTTCTTCTTCGGACTTCTTTAACTCGACTCCTAATAACTTGTTCCAGTCTTCTTCTGAATTTTTAGAAGTATAAAATAATTTAAGCATGGATAATCCATTCTTAACTTTACCTTCTATCTTCTTAGAATCTTTACCATCACCATAATGTTCTGTAATATAGAGGGGAATATCTTTGGGGTCTAAATCCATTCCTTTTAGACCAACGGTTAAATCATCCGGCTCTATATCTTTAATTGCATAAAGTTCATCCGGTAAAACTTCATTATCAGACCTAATAGCGTAATGAATAAACTTTACCATTACTCCACTATCTTCCATCAATGCTTCTAAAACATCTCCTTTGAATTTTTTAGCAAATGGGTCTTGAACATCATCCGACTCAAAACGCATTTGTTTTATGCCTTCATATAACTTACTAGCAATACGGCTTTCTGGATTAAGGACTTCTTTATCAGAAATAATATCATCAGTAATATAGGATTTTAGTTGTCCACCTAAGTAGTCCAAATCATCATAAGAATCTCTAATATCTTCTACAATCTTTCTCCATCGAGAACCGTAGTTCTTTGGGTCACTCTTTGCAGAAAGATATGCTACTCTTGATTTTTCAAATAGAGAAAGAATTTCACTCGAAATTGATTTATCCTTCTCAAATAGAAGGCCGGTTTTAGGCATAGGGCATCACAATTCGCCAATCTGATAGTTTTCTATAATTTCAAGCAATTCTAGTTTAGATAAATTAACTAAATTTCTTTCGACTAAATTTCTTAACTCATCTATATCCATGTCAGCAAGTGGTGACATCATATATCTAGAATCAGATTTCTTGACTTTATATTCTTCTTCTACACCTGCAAGACCGTAGCCTTCCTTATCTTGATTAGGAATTTTAATAGTAACATTTTCAGCCTTTGGTCTTTTGACTTTAACTAAATCTTCCTCTACTTCCAAAGGCATTCTATCCCTTGTTTCTTCTAGTAGTGTTTGCTTTGCTATTCTAGCGGCTTCGATTGCTCGTTGTATTTTTGCTTCTTCTTTTGTCATTCTTTCCGGCATTTTACTCACCTATTTTATAATTGTCAAAGACTATCTCTTCCTTCCATATGTGCTAGAACTCTCTTTACAACAGAAAGAGTTTCTTGTTTATCTAAATCAAATTCTTTAGAAATATCAACGATGGAATTATACACCTTTGTTCTAATTACGCCAAAATCTCGAATTCTATTAGTAGAAGTAAAATACTCTTCTTCTTCCTTTTTAATATCGTAATAATCCCAAGTCATTTCACTCACCTATTCTCCATAACATCTTCAATAGTCACTTCGATAAGAGTTTCTTCTCCTTCATCATCTTCTACTTCGGTAGAATATCTTGTGCCTTTAGCCTGTTGTAGAATATCTTCGACTATTCCATGCAATTCTCTTTCAGAAATACCGATTTCATTTGATTGAACATCTTCCCCGTTTCTTTCTAGAAGAACGCTAACTCTCATAAGCATACTAAATGTGCTACTCTTTTTTATTTCTTTATCATTATAATAATCCCAAGTCATTATTTCGCACCCGCCCTTTCAATTATTTTTGCCATTTCATCGAATGACATATTTGCTACATCATCCATTGAGAAAGTGGAAGCGATTTTGTTATTCATTGTAGGAGTCGGACTGTTAGTTACAACAAATCCGGACTTCATCAGAACATTGTCATTGTCATATGCGACCTTTTCTAATTGTTGTACTCTTTGAACAAGTTCCTTTAGTAGCATTACTACTTCATCATTTACTTCTGTCATCTTAAATCATCCCCCTTCTTTGGATATACTAATTTTCGGATTTGTCTATAGAGTGTTTCATACTCTTTACGAAGTTTGCTGGCGGTGGCTATAATATCAATGTTTTGTTCATCCATAGTTTCCATTTTCTTAGACAATTTTTTATCAGACTTTACTAAATCCAACTCTTTCATCATGTCTAATAATTCACCTAACTTAGTAAAATCTTGACCAAAATACTCTGTAGGTTCTGCCGCTTGTAGCGTTTTCTTCAATCTCTTTTTCTGTTTTTCTTCTAATGAAGCCAATATTTCGGCTTTCTCTATGTCGTCATACCAGTCCCAATCCATGTTATTTCCCTCTTAATTTGTATATTTGGCGAATTAATGCTTCTACTTGCCCTCTGTCTGCTTTTGTGTAGGTTGGCTTCTCTGCAAACTTAAGAAGTTTTAATAGGTCTTCATGTTCTTCGAGGAGTTTTCTACGCTTCCGTTGTGTTTCGGTAGAAAAGCCAACCTCTATAGTTTTACCCTCTTTTAACTCTTCGCTCATTTTATCAGAAAACATATCGTCTAATTCCTCACTATATTCTTCATAAGTGGTAAATAGTTTATCTATATCCTTTACAACACTAAGAATAATTTTAACTCCCTTCTTTACTTCTGATGCTTCAATATTTAATATTTTAATTAATTTAGCCATCAATCTATTATATTCTGGGTTTTGTTTAACTCGCCTTCCTTGTTTAGCAACAGTCGCCCTTCTTATCTTACTAGCCTCTCTAGTAAATTCGTTTATTGTGTTAATTAGTTGGTCAGAACCTTTTTCATACGATTTTATAGACGCATTAACTAATTTTTTTAATTCGTCTAAATCTCCCTCTTCTATCAATATTTCTTTTACAATTTCTTTTAGAGGGTCTAGTTTATTTTGTAAAAGATTAATTTTTAATCTACCCCTTTCTTTATTTTTGGGGTTTCTTAAATTTTTGAATTCATCAATTTTTTGTTGAATATCTTCTACCCTTTTTTCTATTTCTTCCCTACTGTCTTTTAATTTTTTTATCTTTTCGTCAATTAAATTGATATATTTTTCTTCTTCCGGTATTTGTTTTAAGTCATCAAAAGCACCTTCTAGGCTATCCAATATATCTCTAATATCTTCGGATTTTTCAGCCACTTCTAATGGCTCTTTACCTAATTGAGAAGTTATTTTTGCTAATGCCATGGCGAGTTTTTCCCTTATTAGATAACTAGGATATTCGCCAAATTCTTCCTTATAGTCGTCTTCTAAGAGAGTAAGCATGGAATACTTTTCAGATATAGGATTTATAGATATAGTAAAAATTGGCAAATTTGGGTCGTTTAGGATTTTTTCAATGTAGGCTGCGTCTTTTTCATCTTCGGTATATATTTTAACTGCGTTATCGGTTATATCAATTCCATAATATCTAACAGTAGAAGAAAAAGGTGTTAATTTTTCATCTATTAGTTTTTGGAGTTTTTCTTCCTCTGATTCTTCATCTAGTTCTTCCTCTGATTCTTCTGGCTTTTTAAATTCATTAGATTCAATTCCTTGGGTAAGATATTCTTCAATCTTATTTTCTAATGCTACTGCATCACCTATAGGCTCATATCCTCTTAATATTAATGATAGGACTTCTTCACCATTATTAATTCTATTTAGTATTGAAAGGGTGTCATCTATTTTTGCTTGCGCTGACCCCTTGACTTTACTCCTATTTCTTAAATAGCCCAATATTCTTCTTCTTCTAGATTCTGTTGCCTTTGGATATTCTTTTAAATATTTAGCAATCTTAGTCCACTCGCCAAATGCCCTTCTTACGGCTAATGTAACTTCTGTGGACAAATGAATCACCTATCAAAAAGGAATATTTTCTTTCTTATTTCTTTTCTTCTTAGGGAGTAAAACTACATCGGGAACTTCTGCTCCGCCATGTGTAGCCTTATGGGTAGTTCTTGCATCTACTCCCGCAATATCATAGTCACGATTTTTCTTAACAACTCTATCAGTTGTTGCATTTTGTGTCCTAATCTTTGCTAGTTCTTTTTTCAATCTCATTTCTTTTTGTTTCAAATCTTCTGCCATTAATAATCACCTGTATTATATCCGCCACCGGAGAAATAAGCATCAGCACTTCTTTCCCTGCGTCTTTCCATCTCTTCCATTTGGTTATCATCTTCATCCAAATACTCTTCTTCTTCTTCTATTTCTTTAATAATAAAATCTATAATCTCATCAACGCTTTTTCCTTTAGATAACAATTTATCCACCATTTCTTGAAAAGTATAATAGTTTTCGGGATACTCTGCTATCGTTTTATCATATTTTTCTTTTATTCGCAAAAGTTTTTCTCTATCACTATCGCTTAAATCAGCCATAGTTTTATTTTGTTTTATTATATCTTTCCAACTCATTTCAACCAACTCTCCTTTCTGTTCTTGAATCTACATTCTGATTTCCTGCTTCTTTAGGAAGCCCACTAAATCTCTTATCGGGTCCCGTTTCCATACTCGGCTTATTTCTATTAGATTTAACCTTTGCTGGTTTTCCAGCATCTTCCATAGTAGGCTTAGTTCCTTCTTCCATCATCTGTCCCAATTGACTCCTATCTATATTAGTTCCAGCATACGGGTCTAATTCAATTTCTTCTTGTTCTTCTCCACCTTCTTGTTCTTTTGGTTCTGGCTTAGTAAAAGTAAAGTTACCATCTTCATCCATATCCACTTCAAACCCTAAATTTTTAGTCGAGGCAGCAATATTAACTTGGATTTCCCTTTGCCTTAATTTAGCAATTTCATCTTCTTCTTCGGAAGGAGGTAGTTTCAAATTCCAATCAGTAATACCAAATTGTGTAGTGAGGAATGGGAATACATATTCATTATACACATTTTGAGCCATCTGAACTGCCCTATTAGTTACAAGTATTTGCATTCCTTCATTATTTAATCCACCACTTGCGGTAGAATCCGCCATGAATATTTTACTAACTCCAAAGAAAGCAGAAATTCTATCTCTTAAATCATCCTTTACAGAAATATAATCCATTTCTTTTAGACTATCCATGAACTTAATCCATTCAATAGAACCCTTTCCACCTTCACTTTCCACTCCCATTACAGGAATATAGTGGGGGTCTTGTTCCATTCTTTCTTTAACCCCACGCCAAAAACTCATCATAGACTCCATATTACGAGTTTGAACTGCAAGTAATCCCCTTGGCATTCTACTCTTAGTATAGGAAGCATTGACATAATTCTCCATAGCAATAAGAGTCATGATATGGTTGTATAGTGTGAGAATAGGGGATAGGCCATAGAGTCTACTAGGACTATATTTACTGAAATGTAAAACTTCTCCTTTGATAAAATGCTGGTCTTTATCCTTTGCCCTATTTACATAATGAACTGGATAAAGTGCATCTCCACAAATCTCACAATTTTCATGTGGCTCTTTAACTATTATTTCTCTATGGTGAATACAAGTGAATCCTTTAGTTCCTCTTGTTCCCTCTTCATCAGCATAAATGTGCATAGTAACAGGGTCTCCTCTAAAAATTTCTTTAATGCGATGCATTCTAATTTTACCATTACCATCAATATAATACTCTTTTACAAATACAATATAGGCATCATCCATAATATTCAAGTCATCTTCTAATTCTTTAAGAACATCAATGAATAATTGTTCTGATGAATTAACATATCCTTCCAAGAACTTTTCAGCATATTCTAATTGTTTAACATCTGGAACTTTTAAGTCTGTACTTCCACACCTAGAACATTCTTGAACAGGTCTCTTATGTTCCTTTCCACAATTATTACATCTTGCTTCGTAGGCTTTTTCCCAGACATATCCTCTTCTGAAAACTTCCTGTTTTAATTGAGTAATACAGGTTCTAACAATAACTGAATTTTGGACTATATTGTAAATTAGGGGTCCATTTAATAATTGAGCAGGTGTTTTTTCTTGTATGCCTATGTTGTAAACTTCCCTGTCTGCTGGAGTAGGGGTAGTTTTCCTAAATAAATTGGTCAAAGAAAACCTTCTCTTTTCTGCCATAATATAACCTCCGTGTTTTTAACTAAAGTGTGCCACTTATCAACTTAACTATGTTTTCTATTAACCCATTCGGTGATTTCTCTAAGGTTTTCTAGTTCTATTCCAGTCTCATAGCCATTATCATTTGCCCAATTTATTAACCTATTAGTAGATAAATTACCCCCACTGTTAGGTATAAATGGGCATCCACCTAACCCATTAATACTTGAATCAAATGTCTCAACTCCCCATTCAACAGCGACCTTAACATTAGAAAATATATCATTCCTTATTTTTTTATTCTCATGTAAATGAAGGGCTATTTCAGCATCTAACCCTTTGGTTAGTTCTAGAGTTTGTAGCATTTGGGTAGGATGAGCCACCCCAATAGTATCACACAAAACTATCGTATCTGCCAGATAGTCTGCTTTGAGCATAGCGTTTTTTAGAGCATATTCAGATGGCTTTCCTTCAAAGGGACACCCAAATGCACAGGAAATATATGCTCTAACATTACTCCTATCTGTTTCTACTAACATAGAATCCAATTCCTCAAACTTTTCATCTAATGTTCTGTTCAAATTCCTATGGTTAAATTCTTTGGAAGGTGAAAAGAATATGTTAAAATTCTTCGCCCCTATATTCTTAGCATTATCGAACCCTCTTTTATTAGGAATTAGTACATCGAAATTTCCTAGATGTTTAGTTTGTTGAAACACTTCTGCGGCATCAGACATTTGAGGAACTAGTTTAGGGTTGACGAAGGAAGTAATTTCCATATTTTTAATTCCGGCAGAATGTAGGGACTCAATCATAAATACTTTTTCAGAGGTAGATATTGGAACAGGTGAGTTCTGTATTCCATCCCTAGGTGCTACCTCATAAATATTCATGCTAATATCGCTCCAACATTTTCTAGTTCATCCATAATATTCATTTTACAATTGTTGTGTAACTTTGCTACAGTTTCGATATCTATGTTATCTTTAGTAAAATCATATCCAACATGGTCTTTATGGTTTTCATATTTCATTAATTTGAAGATTTCGTCACACCTTTGCTTATACCATTCTGCCTTCTTATGCGATTTTTTCATCCTAACTAATTCTAAGAGAAGGTCTGCATTCTTACCCTTCATTCTAAAGTGCGGCCTACAATGGGTTAATAATTTTCTCACATCATCTTGAGAATAAAAGTTTAATCTATTAACAGGTCTAGTATTTTGTGGAGATTTTTGGTCTAGGTGCAATCTACCAAAACCGATAGCCTTGTGTATTTCCAACATGAAAGCCTTACCCCTATCACCTGTAGCAACCAAACCAACTCTAGGATTCATACTCCTATCCACTGTAATATATCCATCGGAATCTATGAAAGCCGCAGTATAAGCCCAAATGTTTTTCTTAATTTCATCATCCAATTTGTAATATGCCCCATCTACATCTGTAATGTCTAATTTTTTAACTAGTTGCGGTATCATTTTTATGCTGTTTCTTTTGTATAATTTCTGTGGCATGCTCTCTAAAATTTCCCTAGCACTAATCCCTTGGTTATCACAAACAGATTTTAGGATGAACTCGTTAGTTTCCTGCCTAATGGATTTTTTTATGTTACCTATGTCTGTAATCCTTTTCCTAAATTCTCTCTTAGAAATATTCATTTTCTTTTGTAAGGCAGAATATTTTTCTCCATAGGGCATTCCACTCTGCTCTATTTGTGACTCCCAATATTTACATATTGGTTCTATTATATTTCTTCGAGTCGCCACATCTTTAACGGAATGTAGTTTCAGTAAATCTCCCTCTGTGTATCGCATCTGCTGTAGGGCTGGTTTGTAGGGACTCAACCAATAGATACTATCGATGCACTTTTCTAAATGTTCAGAATAACCATCAATCAAAGTGTCAATTGCTTTTGACATTTTGTCTCTATATTCCCCTTTTAGACCCCTTCTTTCTTTTCTCATTTCTTTGACAATATCTGGAACATATTGTTCTTTTATCAAATATTTATCTGGAAAATTATCCAAGTGCTTTCTTGCTATAGAAGCATTAATGCCAAACTCTTGGCTAATTTTTATAATTGCCTCTGACTCATCTACAATTCCTAAGTCTTGTAAAAACCCTGTTAATTTAATATCAAGTGAAGTTTCTATTTCAGATTTAGCATCTTCCGCTTCCTCTTCTAAATCAGCCACTTGCATTAGCCTTTCAGCCGCTTGTCTTTTTTCATCCGGAGTTGCCATAATATCACCTTAAAAATTTAGACCAATAATACCTCTTCCTCTAAATGGTTTAACTACCGGCCTATCATCAAAAATTCCTAAATCGTCCAAATGAATAAACTTTTCACTTACTGTATGTGTGGCCGCATTTGCTAAAGCAAGACTCATTACCATATCATCATGCGCCCCTACACCCTCAAATTTACCTCTATCTGTAATTGTAAACATAGACAATTCTTCTATTAATGCAGAAGAAACTCGCCTACTCTCTTCATTCCCATAAGGTAATCTTATTTTACCATTTTCAAAGTTCATCTGTAAGTTAAGAATAATTTCTTGTTTCTTTTTTCTAGTCGTTGTGAAGTCATGAACATTAATATCAGATACATTTCTCAACTCTTGAGTAAACGATTTAGCAAAAGTGTTTGTCTCAAATAGAACTGCTTCGGGATTGAATATCTTTCCAATAATTCTTACCTTCTCTATGTTCTCTCTAAACTCAACATTCTTAGAACGGTCTACATAAACGATAGATTTGTTATCATGCTCATCTACTTCTAATACAGTAATTACATTGTAGTCTCCATCAGTGGAAATAGCAGGGTCAACCCCAACGAAATACTTGTAGCCTTCTCTTCTCATTGGCTTAATTACTAAATCCTTATGTTTGGCACTTTCTAAATATTCTGGGTTGAATAGAGAAGTTCCTGTAGAAACTGGAACACAAAGATATTCTCTCGTAAATTTAAGAGAGCCGATTTCAGCCTTACGAGCCATTAGGGAATCATAGTCCCATCTACTCGGCCAAAGAGGTTCATTAAGCGCATTAAAACAAGGATAAGTCCTAACAGTATAGGCGGCATTTTCTGACAGTTCAGTGTAAATATCAGTGTAACTAAATGGAGTTCCTATTACTCTAAGTGATGCAGAATGGTGAAGAGTAGGAATCATGTCTCCATAAAACCAATCAGTAACTTTCTGAATAGCACTAATACTAAATTCTTTCAAAGGGTCGTCAATAATAATTTCTTGTGGGTGCAATCCACGAATCTGTGAACCGACTGAACGCTCTAAGATTTGATTTCCATTTGTTAAAGTAATATTTCCAATAGCCCAACCCTTCGCAGGTTTGAATTTTTTCAAAGCAGGGTGATTAAATATTTTGTCAATGTCTCTCATGTGAACCATCGTCTGTTTTTGGTTAGATGAAATGTAAAGCATTTGATAAGGGGGTGGCTGAAAAATTAAATTCCAAACTACCCAACTGTGCATAAATACAGATTTTCCGTGACCTCTTGAACAGATGATTACTGTTCTTTGGGTAGAGTTCATAAGTTCATGCCACTCTTCTTGGTGTTTAGCAAACTCCCAACCTAAAACATTTTCAAAAAAATATGGAAAAGAAGTTCTGG